AGATAAGCCTAATCCTATAGCTTTACCTTCATTATCAAACTTAACACCACCAAGTGAGCCTGCTACATTGTAAGGATAAGAGCCTTCTATAGCATATTTAGCTGCTGCTTCTTGTCCTGCTTGGTTTTCTGCTGCTGCTTTTTTAGCTCCTTTAGCCTGTAACGCACTTCCTATTGCGCCTGCTATTAAACTCATTGCGTCTGCCATTCTATTCTCCTATGCTGTGCGTTTCCAAAAATATACTACGATGTATGGCTGTACAGCGTTGCCTGTGTGCGAGTGTCCACCGCCTCCACCTGTTGAACTTGTTGAAGTAGAGCCTGCACTAGCAGCATTTCCTAAGCTTGTTTGTACTGAAACACTTCCACCACCAGAGCCAGTTGCTAAAGTATGGCTGTGACTTGGAATTTCAGAAGTTGTTAATGTGTGACTTCCTGTACTTGGTGTTTTAGAACCGCCAGTTTCTTCTGCTGTATCAAAGTCTGTATCACCAGAATCTAAACCTACTAATACTCTACCTCCTCCAAAGGCTACCCAAGTTGTGCCTCCTATCGCTGCAACAACTGCTGCTGAATTAGCATAATTTACAGTTGTAGTAAATATTGCACCTACTGGATAAGCTGCTGCATTAAGAGCATCTGCTGCTGTTTTTACAAAAGCTGTACTTGCTGCTTGTGTTGTATTTGTTCCTTCTGCTGCTGTAGGTACAGTAGGTATTCCAGTTACAGTTAAAGTACCTGCTACTGTAACATTATTTGCAGCAAAATCCTCTCCGCTATCACCATTGGTATCAGCTTTAGAATTAACTGCTGTTCTTACTGTTGTAAACTCAGTATTAAAATCAGAGCCAGATATTACTTTCGCAGCATCACTATCTGAGAGAGCATCTTTTCCTGACCAATTGACTGCTAAAGTATAATCACTCATCGTATTTTCCCTTGTAAATGTAAAATTGATAAATCTTGTATTGAAGCATTATATCCATTACTAACTATAGACATATTTAGTTTTAAAGTTTTAGCACTGCCTGCTAGAGGTGTTGAATATTCTTGTAGTCCATATATAGGAGAATATTTAGAAGTACCATAAAGAGAAGCAGCATTACCATATAAAGCTGTAGTTCCTGTTGTAGCAGGTCTTAAAGAAATTTGAGTTGTGTCAGAAGAAACTACACCAAAATCTTTGTACCATCTTAAACCTAACGTAGCACCACTACCACCTTCTAAAACAAGTATCATTCGTTTAAGAAGAGAAGCTATAGTTCCTTGACTTAAAGGTATCCATATACTAGACACGTCAGCAGTAATACCACTATTAGTATAACTGGCTGCTCCACCAACCCACGCCAAATCTGTATCAAAATATCCTTCATATCCTGCTATTCCACCGTCTTTCTGTCCTGTAAGATAACCATAAGTTTCTGTATAACACATACTTGTAGGTTCTCTATCGTTATCAAAAGTCCACGTCGTTATTCTAGGCTCGCCATTAGGAGTAAAATGTTTAAAGTCAAACACATAATTAATATTCTTGTCTGTAAACGACAATATGTATATACCTTCATTTTCTACATAAACGCTTTTAACTTTTGTTAAATCACTAGCACCAATGTTTCTTATTAGTGTGTCTTTAATATTTTTACTTATATCAGTTAAAGGTACTTTATCTTTTTCTGATGTACGAGCTAATGACCTAAGACCTGTGTTAGACAAAAATACTAAGTCATCACCTATAGCTTGTACACTATCTCTAGCAACACAACCTATTCCTCTAATTACTTCATTAAGTTTAATGTTTCCAATAACGTCAGGACTTTCATATATAGCTATGTTGTTCTTACCAAATACTGCAAGTTGTCCGTAGAACGGAGCAACAGCTATAATGTCATCCTTGTCCCAAACTTTCTTTAGGTCTATAGAACCACCACCACTAGATAAAGTATAATCATCAGAATCTAATAAAGCAGAATAATGTAATACATCTTTTTCTTCTTCAACACCACCAACCCACATACGACCATAAGCTCCTGAACCGCAACTAGGTTTAAACTCTCCTGATGTTACACTTGGAGGTCTTGTAGCATTATCAAAAGCTGCCCATCTAGAGCCTGAACTTTGTGAGCCATCATATCTTTGAGGTACAACTTCTGCGTGTATACAAGTAAGTCTTTCGTTAAAGTTTATAAACTGCCAGTCTCCTGTTGTATTTGCTACTGTGTGTTTTACGTCTGCACCACTACTAGGAAAGGCAGCATTAGGTGCAGTAAAGTCAATAGTGTAGATGCTAGTACCGTGACTAGCAAAGATTTTATTAGTACCTTGGTCATTGTGTTCTACAATAGAGTTAATAGATGCACCACTAGGCACAACTTTTTGTTTTAGACCTTTACGAAATGATATTCTTCCTGACTCTCTTAATACTATATTGTCTGCTGACGTAAGATAAGAAGGGTCTAAAGAGTTAGGATTGCTTTGGGTATTTAATCCATTAATACCAAAATTAGGTAAAGGCTGTGCTATAAGTTGCTTAGCCATTATTGAATATACCAGTCTTGTTCATATCTATTATGTCCACCATCTATTATAATAGCTTGTCTTAATGACGCTGCTGCTTCTTCTGCAGCTAATGATGATTGTGTTCCACCGTCTTCTCCTCGTTCTGCTAGAGCACGAGCCCAAGCTCCAAGTATTACTGGTTGAGCAGGTATTTTAAGTGTTGTTGCTGCAAGTGTTAAGTTGTCTTGATATTTGACTATATCAAAAGAAATAGTTTCTATTGCTGTAGGCACAGGTGATAAATCTACTTTTAAATTACCAGAAGTATCTACTCCATTAAAACAATAATAAGCAGGTTGTCCGCTAGTTTCTGTAGGATATTTTTGAGTATTCATATAATGTTTTGTTACTGGTGTCAAAGTATCTCCATTGCTTTGGTTAGTAACATCTAAAACTTGAAACTCTTGACCAGAACTTAAATTATAATTTTTAGTTCCTGCTACTGTAGACACATCAACTGTTTCTCTTAAAGCCATCCAATCGTGAAAAGACTCTACATTTCGTTTAGAGTCATTAACTAAAGAACCAATAACTTTTTGATAAGTAGATATAGTGATACTGTCATTAACAGCTCCAGACCAATCTGAAGTAATTGTATCTTCTCTTAGTCTTATTAATACTTGATTTATTAATTCTCTATATGTCATTATTTCCCCTTGGCTAATTGTGCACCAAAATAAAATTCTATAATCATTGTAGCCCAACCAAAGATTTCATCCATTTTTAATACTGAGCCTGCCTGTATTTGTATGTACTCTACTACATCCGGTGTAAACTGTATACCAAAAAAACTAAATCCTTCTATAGTATTAGGTATTACTGTCGGTACATTAAAAAACACTGGAGCTACTTGTGTAAATATTATAAGTGCCAGTATAACAAATATAATAACTCGTCTGTTAAGTGCAGCCATTGGACTTTCTTTGTCTGCTCTATCTCTTGCTTGGTTAATAGAATCATTGCGTGCTTGCAAATTTTGTATCATTAACTTTTGATTTTCTGCTGCTGCTTGACTTTTGAGTGCAAACAATTTAGCAACGAAGCCTAAAGCTATAGGTGCTACATTAGTTAAAAGTGCTATCATAATACTACTCCAAGTGCTTCCATAAGCCCTACGTTTGCAATGACATAAAAAATAATTGCACCGTAGACACCCCATTTAATTTGTAATAGTGAGGTATTTATCTTAGCTATACATTTATTTGTGTCGTCAATCTTACTAAACAACTTTGCTATTTGACCTGCGTGTTTGTCTAGTTGTAGTTGCACTCTTCTAAGCTCCTCGTCCATTTATTCTCCCACATTTTTCATAGCTACTCTATGAGCTTCTGTAAAACTTAAGCCTTTGTTCATAAGTCTTTTCATTTCTTGCATATGTTTTTTGCTGTGATGTTTCTTATGCTTATCTAAAGTAGCTAATTGTCTTTTAGTAAGTGCCATTACTTTCTCTTTTTGCCATTACCTTTAGTTTTTTTATAAGGTGTTTTACCGTATCCCATAATATCTCCTTAGTTTGCTAGTGGATTGTCTAATGATTGTTGTATTCTGTTTTCCATATCTACTTTAGTTTTCTCTACTTTTATCTCAAACCTATCTAGCTTTGTATCGTAGCTAGTAAGTTTAGTATCTACTGATTGTAACTTAGTATCTACTTTAGATTCTAAAGACCATTGACTGTTTCTTAGGTCTGTCATATCTTTCTTTAAT